GTGCGCCTTTCGCCATATCTAACTTCTAAATCTAAACAGTATTTGCAGTGCTTCAGAAACTAACAGGGGATAATGATCAGCAGGAATATCAGGTTGGAACTCTAGGTTCGAGTGGGGCTCACAAAATGGATCAAGGACCTTACTGGCGTACATCTCCTCCATGGCCAACTGCTCCTTGTGTGACACACCAAATGCCTGAGCAAAGGAGTCACGAGCAGCATCAGTGACATCCACAGTGCCTGTGCAACAACCCTTGGCGTTCCAGTATGTGCCACTGTGTTCAAGCCTGGCGGCGGGCCCACCAGTGCTGAGGGACCTATAAAAGGCCCCCAGAACCGGATAGCCACGAACCCAGGCCTGCCCACACTGGGAAATGGCCTCCCTAATGGGGGCCACCTCCCTCCAAGTGCGCCCAACATGGCACACATCGGTAAACAAGCACTTCTGTATGTTACGACACATTGAGTACTGCTCCCCATTCCAAACTGGGTGTGCTTGGCAAAACTCAATATGTTCCAACACATCCACGGGCTCCTCCACCTTCATTGTGAATCCCTTCGCCAAAAACCAGTCCTTCAACCCATCAGTGAACTTGGACAGATCAGCACGCTCGAGAAAGACAACACAATCATCACCATCATTGATTAGCTTGCCAACCACTCCAATATCCTTGAGATAAGACCAAACAAGGCCGGTCATGATGAGGCAATTACCTAGTGCAGTGTTCATGTCTCCAGACATACGAGAGCCATCAACACTGTACTCGATCTTCTTCCCATCAATGAACGCGCGGCCCGAATTGCTCAACTGCTTCGACAGCAGGAACTTCAACTTCTTATCCCCAGGGTACAAGCTCTTGTAAATCGAGTGCTCCCAAGAGAGAGCATCCAGACTCACATGTTGGTCAAACCTTGATGCATCCAACCCAATGGCCACAGGATCAGAGAAAGAATGAAACTTGGATGCAATCAATTCACCACGCTGGTTGAAATTTAGGCCCTTCGCAATCGTAACCTCGCCCCACACCCTCCCAACAGCCTTGTAGAGCAGATGCTCCACTGGCTTGATGTAACACCCTAACTCCAAACAGTACTCCGGTGAGCGTGGAGAGATCAGACGGGGGGCAGGATCCGCCTTGCTCCACGAGCAAACGATCTCATCCTTGATGAAAACGTTGATCTCCCAATCTTTCCGCGCAAGCTCGCGGTCCATCATGCTTCTCGCCGCTGCCTCGTACCGTTTGCGCTTTGGCCCATTGTATAGCAAAAGGAATTCCTCATGCTCAATGGGCGCAGATTGCTTCGGGCACTTCCGCAGTACAAGATTACGGTATTCCGCAAGGCTGCCACTATAGGCGCCAGCATGTGGTTGGGGGGGTTTGGAGAATGAGCCATCAGCGGTTGGGACACGCATCAGTCTCTCCCCTAGGCCCCTCAAAAGATTCTCAGCAGAATTATTGTGGGTATAACACAAACCCACAGTCGGGACGCCAGTGTCGACAAGCACATGGCGAATTTTCTTGCCACCAGAGGTGTCACAATCAGAGATGCGAACTTCTTGGGGGATAAACCGTGGCACTGTGTCGTACCCCAAGACTCTGACG